CAAGGCCGAGGAGGCCTACGAGAAGATCGACATGACGATGCCCTCGGAAGGCGACGAGATCCTGGTGGCTCAGGCGCCCGCAGCTCCTCTGAATCCTGACGGGACGACTGCTGAACCTGGGGTGCCAGGAGCACCCGGTGAAGGCAAGGCAGCGGAGAAGGGCCTGACAGAGGACAAGGCTGATCCTGGTCAGTTGGCCAAGGGGACCAAGACGGAGGCCGAGCATACGGCCAATCCCGAGGCGGCTGAGAAGATCGCCATGGACCATCTGGCCGAGGATCCTGCTTACTATACGAAGCTTCAGAAGGCCAAGCTATGACCGAAGCGATCAAGGAATCGCTTGACTTGCTCTTCCTGGAACTCTGCTTCCGGGAGAAGCCGGTCATCGTCGTGGGTGGAGGTCCGAGTCTCCGTGACTTCGATTGGAAGAGACTAGATGGGCTGAATACGGTCGGGTGCAACTTCTCTTGCCCGAACCCGATGGTCTCCATCTCGCACGATGCCACGTTCGTACGTCCTGCGCCGCGCGGATGTCTGGAGGAATGGATGGCTCTGCCCGGTCATCATATCCACGTGAACCGTCAGCTCCAGCAGCCGGTCCAGGCTGTCACGTTCCTGAACCATCTCAAGGAGTACTCGAACGACTATCGCATCGGAATCATGGCTGGGTCCAACTGCGGTATAGCAGCCATCAATCTGGCTGACTGCCTGGGCGCTCGCTCAATTTACCTGATCGGATTCGACATGAAAGGAGAGAACGGTCAGTCGGCCAACTGGCATGACCGCTATAAGAGGAAGTCCAATGAGCGCATCTATGACCGGTACATCAAGGACTTCGGAGACATCGCAGGAAAGGTCCGAGCCCTTGTTGTTAATCTCACCCCAGGAAGCAGGCTCGAATGCTTCCCAAAGGGAGAGCTCTCCCAGCTGGAGGTCCTCCGTGGACAATAGCTGGCCGATGTTCGTCAGCTTTTATACCCAGTCGCACGAAGCCAGTGCGATGCGGCTCAAAGAGTCCCTGGATAGGCTTGACCTGAAGAACGACTTCTCTTACATCAACCAGGGTGATGACGACGACAATGCGGACCTCGCTAACCTGGACGGGCTCTGGAACATAGCCTGCCGCAGGCGTTCAGCGTTCATCCTGCGGATGATGGAAAAGCACGGCAAGATCGTCTGGCTGGACGCGGATACGGTGGTACTCAAGCCGCCTGAACTGCTAGCCCAGATTTCTAACAAGTATCACGTGGGCATGTCGATGCGGCCCTCTGGCGTGATCGGCGGCGTTATCTGGGCGCAGCCCCAGTCGAAGTTCTTCTGGGAAGCGGTTATGGATCTCGACCTCCCAGATGAGGATGCCAGGACGACGCAGACAGTCGACCGCTTCCGGAAGGAAGGCGTCCCGCTGCGCATCTATCCTTTGCCTCCGGCCTACCAGTACGTTCCATGGCTGATGCGCCTGGAATCGGCTCTCAAGCCACCGGACGTATATATCGTACATGAAATGAGACATTCGAAGACCGTACAAGAGGATTCATGGGCCAGATGGAGCCAAGGCCTATAATGAGGTTTGTTTCGTATCACACGACTCAGTATCGTGCATCAGCTGAACTTCTCCAGGCTGATTGTCGGTCTCTCGGTCTGGATCTGATGTCGATGTCCTTCGAAGACTTTGAAAACTGGCAGCAGGCTACACGGTTCAAGGCCTGTTTCCTGCTCTCCTGCTTGCTCACGGTTGATGAGGATCTCTGCTGGATCGATGCGGATGCCAGGATCAGGAAGATCCCGAGGATCTTGATGGACCCGAAGCTGTCGGAGACATACGACCTGGCCTGCGTCTTCTTCCGGGACAAGGAGCTTCTTTCAGGGACGCTCTGGCTGGCTAGGAATCCTACGACCTTCAAGCTAGTCCGCCGCTGGATGGATCTGAACCAGGACCCGGCCAACGCCAAGTTCATAGAGCAACGGAACCTGCAGGTCGCTCTGCTGGACTTCCCAGAGGCTCGAATCCTGCGGCTGCCGCCAGAATATGCTTTCATCTTCGACCTTTCACGCAAATATACGGCGGGGATCGAGCCGGTCATAGAGCACTTCCAGATGTCTCGCGTAATCAGGAAGCTGGAAAATGAGCAAAGACGTCTGGGTCGTCTTTCCAAGCCGCAATCCTGAGCGTGCGAGGGAGACTGTCAAGCTCTGGAAGGCCAAGGGCTACATGGTAGCCACCTGGATGGAACCCAATCAGTCGTCAGGGGCTGATCTGGACATCAGTGCCAAGTTCCCGGGCTACTGGAAGGCTTGCAATCTGATGGCGATCGTGCTCAACCAAGGTAAGCCCACGGCCTTCAGCCGGTCCTTCCCACCCGTCCGGACCATCGTCCTAGCCGCAGACGACATGGAACCTGATCCGACCCACACGCCTCAGCAGATCGAGGCGGAGATCTACGAGAAGTATCCGGACGGCTACGTGGTCATGCAACCGGTAGGGGATGACAAAGACGGAATGGACGGCGTGCACCGAATCTGCGGCTCGCCCTGGTTCGGTGAGGGCTGGATCAAGGAAGCCTTTGAAGGTCGCGGTCCGTGTCCTCTGCCGTGTCTCAACTTCTACGGCGACGAGATCCTGTTCGACGTTTCCAAGGCCCAGGGCGTCCTATGGCAGCGTCAGGACCTGATGCATTACCACAAGCACTGGTGCCGCAACGGCCCCAGCAAGGTGGCTCGCCTGCCGTACCAGGTTGAGAATTCGAGGAAGTTCTGGGACAAGGACAAGGCGTTCTACATGTCCTACAAGGAACGTGGTTATCCGAAGTCTGGGAGGAAGGATAAAGCAGCCGCTAAACGTAGCCTGGGCCCTGTCTGCCAATACAGGGGACCATCTGACACCGTGGCTGATTGAGAAGATCACGGGAGTCACGCCGTTCTATGTGGACTCCCTGTCCTCTGACTTCGAGCACTACATCGTCTCGGGGTCGGTCGCCTCAGCGGCTTCCAGACATTCGATCTGTTGGGGGCCTGGGATCATGTTCGGGTACGAACGTCCGCACCGGATGGCGAGGTGGCTGGCTGTCCGTGGACCTATCACGCGTTCTGCCATCCTGACGGCTGGAGGGAAGTGCGATCAGGTATTCGGCGATCCTGGCATCCTGTGTCCGCGGTTTATTAAGGGGGAGGGCAAGAAGTACGACCTCACGATCATCCCGCACTACATCGACCAGGCCAGGATCAACATCGGTTGGATGGAGACGCTGATCCGGGACAAGGTCCACGTGGTCAACGTCTGGGATCCGATCGACAAGGTCTGTAAGGAGATTGCGGAGTCTGAGAACGTTTATTCCTCGAGCCTGCACGGCTGCATCCTGGCTGACGCGTACGGCGTACCCTGGAAGTGGGTCAAGTTTTCTAACAACGTAGGGGGCGACGATTCGAAGTTCATGGATTTCTTCCTGAGCGTGGGGCGGGAAGACATGAGCTTCTTCGACATGCGGGACAAGGCGTACTGCAAGGGCGCGATGATGGGCTGCGTCAAGACGTCCTGTACGCCGGAAGACCGGATGAAGCGGCTTCAGGAAGGCCTGATAAAGGCCTCCCCATTCTCTGGGAGATGGGAATGACAAAAGTCTATTCGCTGGCCATGTTCGATGCCGGGGACGGCATGCAGGTCCAGCCGTTCTTCTATTGGCATTTCTTTCCAGGGTTCCTCCGTGGATTCTACTCTGCTTTTCCTGATTGGGAGTTGTGGATTTACCACGACTCAAGCTTATACCATGCTCCTTACGGTGACACTCTCGTTCGGCTTGCCCACATGGGTAAGCTCAAGCTGATCCTGATGCCGGACACCAAGAAGCGCTGCGAGGGGATGCTCTGGCGGATGCTTCCGATCTGGCAAGGTGCTGACGTCGTAGCCTGTCGGGACGTGGACGGCCTGCCTTACCCACGCGAATATAAGGCCGTCGAGGACTGGATCAAGGATGGCAAGACGATGTGCCACGTGATCCATGACTCGGAAAGTCATCACGGGATCATGGGCGGCACGTCGACATGGCGGGCGTCAGAGTTCCGGGACCGGTTCAAGTCCTGGGATGAACTGGTCATGAAGGCTGGTGATCTGACCATCCACGGGTCGGATCAGAACCTGCTCAACAAGGTCATCGAGAAGACTGCAGTCACTTTCATCCGTAACCCGCCCCACGTGGATAAGCGGGACGGGATCGGGCCTCATATCGGGGCTGGATTCTCATCCAACATCATCGTGGACTGGTTTGACCGCAACGAACCGAATGCCTGGCTGCGGTCCTGCGAGCGGGCCTATTCGAACGTGTCCGCGGTCATGTCCTGCGACGGTCATCCTCAGTACATGGGCGGCCTGCCTCTTACATGTAAAGTATGGTACGAGTTGATGAACGCCCGAGCACTGATCATCATGACAGGCGACAAGGTCCAGCTCCTGAGGGATCACAAGCGGGTCATCGACTGGTGCAGGGACGCCGGCGCCCGGATCTTCTTCACGCCCATCTCTGCTGGATGGCGACCAGCCACGTCGGCCCAGGTCGGCCGGCTCTTCGCCCATACGATCCCCTGGATCAATGACCACGACGATTATCTGATCACGACGGACGCGGACATGTGGCCGCTCAGCTCGGATTTCTTCGCCAAGAACAAGTCCCAGAACAAGATGACGCTCTGGTACGCCAACGCGTATGGGGCAGGCATCACGGCCGAGAAGTTCCCGCTGTGCTACGTCGGCGCGACGCCCAAGCTGTGGCGTGAGGTCATGAGCAAGGCGGAGCCCATGACGTTTCAGGCCGCCCTGGCTGACGCCCTTCAATGGATTCCCAACCACGAGTCGATGACCGAATGGTGTCATGACGAGGTCTACTTCTCGATGCGGGTCAGGAAGTGGCCGGGCTTCCCTACGGACGTCCATTTCGTCGATCGGCACGGCGGGCCGCCCAAGGACCGGATCGACAGGTCCAACTGGCCATCATCGCCGGTCATCAAGGGGATGGTTGACGCCCATCTGGTCAGACCCCCGGAAAGGCCGGACAACTGGATCAGGGTCGAGCCCATCCTCAAGCAGCTCATGACGGACGAAGGCTACAAGTGGTGTCAGGAGTACGTTGGTGCCCATTAACTTTGACCTCAAGCAGCACCTGAACCCGATCTTCGTTGAGACCGGCACGCACGACGGCCACGGGGTCATCGCTGCGATGGAGGCCGGCTTCAAGAGGATCATCAGCGTAGAGCTGAGCCCGGCGCGTCATCTCTACGCCTCTCTTCGTAGGCCGGTCCTGGACGGAATCATGGACGGCAGGGTTTCGCTGGTATGTGGAGATTCGGCTGTCTTCCTGTACAGCTTCATCAAGGTCGTCGATGTTCCTTGTACGTTCTGGCTTGACGCCCATGCCGCATCGTTCTATACGCCTGAATCCTTATCTGTCTCAGACAATCCGGTGCCGCGGGAGCTCATGGCACTGGCGAAAGGGTTGCCTGGGATTCATCACACGATCTTCATAGACGACATTCAGGACGCCGGTCCGATTGACGAGATTCAGAATCTCATTAGGTTCCTGGGTAGAGATCCTGAGGTCGTCAAGATAGGCAATATCCTGCAGGTAAAAACATGAACTACGTCCTTCAGGCCTTTGCAGACGCGACCCTGGCCAATGGCGGGCCTATCATCGAGCTGGGCTGTGGGTTCGGCTCGACCGGTTTCCTACACAAGATCTGCGAGGCTACCAAGCGCAGGCTCGTGTCCGTGGAGACGGACCCGGAATGGCTCAAGATGCTCGAGCACTTCAAGGCGCCATGGCATGAGTTCTACCACGTCCCAGAAGACAAGTGGGATCAGTTCAGGATGCTGGAAGAGTTCCCATGGGATCTCGCTCTGGTAGACAATAAGCCGGGCCATTACAGGTATCCGCTCACCCGTCGCCTCTCGAAGGTTACCCAATACGTGGCCCAGCATGACACGGAACAGCCGGGGAACGATGCGCGGTTCAACTTCAAGTATTCAGTCGACTATAGGCGGGAGCGTCCCTGGACTACAGTAATGAGCGAATTCCGAGACCCCCGTCTGGTCCTTGAATCATGATCTATGTCGTAGGGTGCAAGCATAGAGACCCGATGATCGCCCCGTTCCTCAAGGGGCTAGACCACGAGATCTACATGACGCCGGACTACCTGTTGCCGGAGAAGCTCGAGATCCCGCCGCAGCACAGGGGTCTGACCTGCAATCTGCAGAACCACATGCGCTGCTGCTATGGGCACAGGGACGTGATGCGGGCTATGGGCGATGAGGCCCTCATCATGGAGGACGATGCCCTCCCCAACTGCTCCAACTGGCTAGAGATCTGCATGGAGGCGAGGAAGCTCTTGGATGAATTCGCCATCGTCTCGGTTCATACGCGGGACAAGCTCGAGAGCGTTTGGACCAAGAGGCCCTTCATGGACAGGAACATCTGGATCCGGGGCGGCGGATGGGGCGTCGGATCGCTCGCCTACTGGATCCGCAAGGAGACGGCCAAGCACTGGATCAATCGGCCATTCGACGGATTGCCGATGGACCTTGGCCTGTTTCACATCGCCAAGGAAGCCCAGCCAGACACGACGCGCCGGTTCTGTGCCGTCCATCCTTCTCCTCTTGATCACGTCGGCAAAACCCTTATGGATGCAAGCCATGCCTAAGCCTCTCATACTTGGCGGCGACTGGTTGGATCCGAAGGGGACAATGGACTTCCCAGAGGACCTGGACATCGTCATGGCCGTGGACGTCGAGCCCACGCGGAAAGAGTTGCGGCCCGGCGTCAAGAAGGTCATGTGCTGCTTCTTCGAGCCACGAGGGACGCGGCTCTCGAACGACTACATCATCAATAACCAGGATAAGTTCGAGCTCATCCTGACCTGCGACCATATGCTCCTGGAGAGGTGCAAGAAGGCAGTACCATTCTATTTCGGGATGACCTGGATCAACAGGGAGGACTGGGAGGTCTGCCAGACCAACAAGAAGTTCTTCGTGTCCATGATCTGCGGCGGCAAGAACAGCATGCAGGGCCACCGGTTCCGTCAGGAGGTCTGGAAGCGGCAAGAGGAGATCAAGGTCCCGAAGTCATTCTTCCGGTCTGCCGTGTCCAAGCCAGAGGGATTCGAGAACACCCCGTCGCTCCTGTCTGATCTTCCTGCCAAGCGGGCTGCCTTCATCGGTGCCATGTACCACATCGCCATCGAGAACGCCAATGATAAGAATTACTTCAGCGAGAAGCTGATGGACTGCTTCGTGACCAAGACGGTCCCGATTTATTGGGGCTGCGAGAACATCCACGACTTCTTCGACCCTCAGGGCATGATCATCTGTTCCGGACCGAACCACGTCATCTACGAGGCTAACAACGTCTCGCCAGCCCGCTACGAACGGATGATGCCCCACATCATCAAGAATTTTGAGCTGGCCCAGGTGTTCGTACGGCCGATCGCCGAGCGCGTGCAGGAAGTGATCTTCAACTGGCTCTACAAGAATAATCCTCTTTGGAAACCACCCGATGCCGATGTGCCCAGAGATCCTGCGCAAGCATAAGAACGGGGACATCTTCGTCGAGACCGGGACGGAGACCGGTCATGGCTGCATAGCCGCTCTGGCAGCTGGCTTCACGAAGATCTATTCCTGCGACATTCAGGATCAGACTTATCTGAGTGGGCGCGTCTTCTATGACATACCAGAAGTCAAGCTGTACCGGATGCACAGTCCAGACTTCCTGAAGATGGTTCGGGTCAGCCTCGTGAGCCTCATGCCTGACATGTGCAACAGGCCGCCTATCCTGTTCTGGTTGGATGCTCATGGTTCCCATGATACTCCGATCCTGGACGAGCTCAAGGTCATGAAGGATGTCTTCATGCCCGGAGATGTCCTGATGATTGATGATATGCGTATCTTCAGAGCTCATAACGAATGGGCGAAGGTCGTCTTCGAGGAGCACGTGCTCGAGGCCGTCAATCAGATGGACCTGAAGATAAGTTATGAAGGCAATCGGTGGGACAAGCGCGACATCCTAGTTGGGAAGACGACATGACGATACAGATCTCTCGCCTTGGGAAATATGGCGGCTTCGGCAACCAGCTCTTCCAGTTGTGTGCTGGCAAGGTCATGGCCAGGCGCTACGACACGGAGCTGTGCATTCCATCCGACTGGCTCGGCCGGACGATCTTCCAGATTGATGACCCGCCCATCACTAGGCAGCTCCCGACCCGTGGCATGGATCTGGACCCGGACGAGACGCCGAACGATTCGGACCTGTGGGGCTATTTCCAGAACACCAAGTGGTACGATCTCTACACGATCGAGGATGCTCAGGCCTGGCTCAGGCTCCGTCCGGAGTGGATAGCAGCTATGCTGGCTCTCAAGGAAGATAAGGCGGTTGCTCATGTCCGATCATTCCGAGGATATGAGCGGGTCTACTGTGTCGTAGCCGAGGAGGCTTATGAGTTCGCAGCTAAGAAGTTCGGCCTTGGACCCCTCGTCTTCGTGTCGGACAAGCATCCGGGAAACGTTTCAGCCGTTCCAGGCCTCGAGTTCCTACCTGATTTCCTGAAGTTGATGGGAAGTACCGTCCTGATGAGAGGAAATAGCACCTTCAGCTATTGGGCAGGCCTCTTGAGCCAGACGCCAACCAACAAGAAGAGGATCTTCTCCCCCGTAGTAGGGGATCTGGTAGGGGGCCGGCACATCGTCCCGTTCATTGAGAACAACTGGTCAGAGATTGTGAACCTCAAACTGAATGCGCCGGGAGAACCTGGGAGAGTTTACGGTCTTCTCAAATTGAAGGGGGAATGACATGAAGGATATCAATGACTGGTACAAGGACAAAGGGGATGAGACCCTGATGTTGGATTGGCCCATCAATGCCAATAGCGTCGTCGTGGATCTGGGAGCCTATTGGGGTCGCTGGTCCATCGCCATGTCCAAGCGGCACAATAGCCAGATCTTTGCCTACGAGCCTGTCAAGAAGTTCTACAATGAGGCGGTCAAGAAGTTAACCGGCCACAGGAACGTGAAATTGTTCAATTACGGCGTTTACAAGGAATCAGGGACGATCGGCGTGGGCGTGAAGGAGGATTCCTCAGGCATCTGGACGGACGCACCCAAGGAGCCCTGCGAATTCCGGGACGTGAGCGACGTCATGAAGGACCTTCCTGGCCCGGTCGACGTGATGTGCATGAACATCGAGGGCGCGGAGTATGACCTACTGGACGCGATGCTGGCCAGGAAGCTGATCCCGAGGGTCAAGTTCCTGGTGGTCCAGTTCCATGACGTCAAGGATCCCCTCCACACAGAGAACGTCCTAGGCGCCAGGGCGATGAAGATCCGGGACGGACTCTCGATGACTCATGACCTGAAGTGGCAATATAGTGTATGGGAAACTTGGGAGAAGCGTCGTGAAGCTGATCTCGCTAACCCTAGTCCGTAATGAAGACTGGATCCTAGGATTCAGTGCGAGAGCCGCTCTCAAGTGGTGCGATGACATCATATTCTATTTCCATAACTGTGACGACGATACGACCAGGATCGCCGACGAGATTAGCCTGGAGAACCCAGGCCGCGTATTACGGATCTCAGGAGCTGGAAGGGCTCCAGGGTGGGCAGAAATGGACATCCGCCAGACGATGCTCCAAGCAGGTCGCGAGCGCGGCGGGACTCACTTCGCCATTGTGGACGCGGATGAGGCGCTTACCGCTCAGTCATCTCTCCTGGTCCGCGGATGCACGTCGCTTCTCAAGCCCGGGGAGACTCTCGAGCTACCCATGCGGCCTATCTGGACCAACCTGGACAGCTACCGGAATGATAGTTCGGTCTGGTGCCGGTCCTTCATCTCCACGACCTTCTGCGACCATCCATCTCTTACCTGGAAGCCTGACAAGACTGGCTACCAACATCACCATCGCTTACCTTACGGCATCGGACCGCGCATCCACCCATGGACCCATGACGACGTCCAGAAGGGTGGAGGGATGCATCTGCAGTTCGTCCAATGGAGGCGGCTGGTCCAGAAACACCGCTGGTACGCCAGGCGTGAGATCATGCTCTATCCGGACCGGCCGGTCGAGCGGATCAATAAGATGTACAACGAGGCGGTCATGGACGAATATCCCAAGGTCAGCCCTTGTCCTGCTTCTTGGTGGACGGCCTACGGCAACCTCAGGGACAAGATCAACCTGACTCAGACAGAGACTTGGTTCGAGAAGGAAATCGCCGAGATGGAATCTTCGCATGGCCCGTTCGTGGGCCTCACAGGGAGACTCGTATGAAGAGACCGAAAAGCCACCTAGACGAGTTGGATGACTTCCTCAATGCCAGCACGCTGGACTACCGCAAGCTCATGCGGGGCCTGGCCGGGTCCATTGCCCGGGCGGACAACAAGCATTCAGGCATCCTGAAGGACCTGGAAATCAAGGCCCAGCAGTCAATGGCCATTGCTGACCTGATGGCCCGCAGGCGCGTGCTCATGTTTGAGGATTATGCGCTGGACAAGGTACGGGCCGCCCAGCGCATCGAGATCTACGCGACTTCCGTGTCTGACATCGTCCCGAACGCACCATTCAGGGCGGCCTGGGAGGCGCTGCTGGCAAAGACACCCAAGCTGCTGACGGCTAGCTATACGGTCCTGCAGGCCTATGCGGACAAGGCCTTCGTGGTCTCCCAATCAGCAAGCCTGACGGTCACGGCCAAGGTTCACCAGATCCTGGTCGATGCCCTTCAGCTAGGACTCTCACAGGATGAGGCAGTTGCGAACCTGCTTGACGAGACGGAGGGCTGGACCAGGGCCTACGCAAACACAGTATACAGGACGAATATCGCAAGGGCCTATGCGGATGGCGAGAAGAAGCAAGGCATGTCTGAAGTCTCCCGCCGCGTCTTCCCTGCGTGGGAATATCTGACGGCTGGAGACGTGGACGTTCGTCTGAACCATGCTGCCGCCAGAGGCCTGATCGCAGCCAAGACCGATCCTATCTGGAATCTTCTTTACCCGCCTCTCGGATTCAACTGTCGCTGTACGACCAGGGAGAAGGACGTCTATGACCTTGAAGCAGAAAACAGGCTCTCGTTGTCTGGCCAGGTCATTCCATTCTATCCTTCTTCCATCGGGCTGGCTGGGCGAGATGATGGATTTGCCGCATGAGGAGGTATTATGAGCTATAGCAAGACAAAATGGATCCAGATCACTGTCCCCTTGACGCCGGACGAGCACGAGAAGATCAAGGCAAGGGCGGAGCAGGAAGACCGATCCATGGCCAATTACATCCGGACGGTCATCTTACCGAAGCCGGAAAAGCGTCCCCATTCTTCAGGAGGCAAGGCATGAGGTGGCAGACCTATGCGCTCGTATGCGTGCTGGGCGGAACCATGCTGCTGTACGGCTGCGTGAGCGAGCCTACCAAGCGGCTCAATCATCAGAACGAGCAGGCAGGGGCCATGGTCGAGCAGGATCCGCAGGCCAAGCCTGAGACAAGGCAGGCTGGCTCTGATGTCAAGCTCAACAGCCAGGCAATGGCCAGGGAGCTCGGACAGCCGAAGGAGAAGGTGCCCTATTCTCCCGCGGAGAGCGAGAAGCAGCGTGGCCAGATTCCTGAGAAGACCTGGTGGGAGCGCATTCTGGGCTCCGCCTGGGAAATCGGCGGAGCGTTCCTACTGGGTGGTGGCGCGTTCCGAGTCGCTAGCACCATCTTCCCAGCCATTGCCCCGTTCGGCGCAATCGCTCAAGTACTGGTCGGCGCTATCGCCAAGGGCCGTACGAAGGCCGAGGCGGCCGTCACCGGAGCCGATGCGACGAAGAGCTTCCTCACGGTTCTCGAGAGCGAGCTGGTTGATTCTGGCTGGCAGGGCAAGGTCAAGAAGATGGCCAAGGCCTTCGAGGCTGAGGAGGAAATCAAGCACACAGTGACGCTTAGATAACCCCCCTTAGTCGGGAGCGGGCCGGCTTTCTGAGGGTGACCTCAGGCCGGCCCGTTCCATATTCCCCTTATTCTCCCATTAATATTCACGACCCATAGACAAAACTTTATTCTTTATGGTATTCTATAGTTGTGAATATAGATGCCACGAAGCCTGTATCTGTAGCAAGCCTACCTGGTGGCCACTACCGCTGGACATCAAACGGGGACTCCACCTACAATATCCTGAATGTCCCTGTCATGACGTCGCTGCACGCAGGTGAATTCCCTCGCCCCCGCAACGAGAAGCCGATCGGACGTGAGTGGCTTCAGGCTGCGGTGAATAGGGCCGCCCAGCGCGAGAGTGAAGGGCACTTCGGCAGTCTCCATCTGAACCATCACGGCGATCCCAATAGCGACATCTTCTGCGGCGCTCTCCAGCTCATCTCGGTCGGCTCGATCAAGTACCTGGATGAGATGCGCGACTGCATCTTTGCCAACTTCCTGCGGGTGCCGCAAGAGATCTTCGACATGATGAAGGCGGGTAAGCTGCCTTACCGCTCGATTGAAGGGTCCAACTGGAACGATCCTGAGATCTCGAGCCTCGCCCTCATGCCGACAGAGACGCCCTTCTGGCGCCTGCCAACCCTGACCATCGGCTCGGAAGCCTCCTCCACCGAAATTCACGCCATGTTCCCCTCTCGCATTGCTGCGAAACTCATAGGAGGCATTCCGATGCAGGACAAGGTAGAGCCGAAGATCGAAGCGAAGCCAGAGGTCGAAGTCAAGGCCGCGCTTCCTACCCCGCCTCCCGCGCCTCCGAAGAAGGACGAGAAGGAAGAGAAGGTCGAGGAGAAGCACGCGCCGTCCGAGACAGGGATGAAGGCCGCTGGTCAGACCGCCCCGGGCGGGACTCCAGAGGCTCCTGGCATGTCCGTCGCTCCGGGTGGGACCACCCAGGCAGCGGCGCTGGACAACCTCGAGACCCACGTCCGCGGGTTCATCAGCGGCTGCTCGAAGTACCTCAAGGCCGAGATGGTCGCCCCGGAGAAGCCCGAAGAGAAGAAGCCTGCCGAGCAGGTGAGCGCCAGCGCGAACGTCGAACTGGCCACCGCCAAGGCTGAGAGGGACGTCCTCAAGGCCAAGCTGGACCAGAAGGAGAAGGACGAGGCCGTCAACGCGCTGGTGGCCTCCGCCGAGAAGTCCCTCATCGGGATGGCCGTCAACGCCGAGATCCGGGCCAGCCTCCGCGAGATGGCGACCTGCGGAGAGGTTCCTCTGAAGAAGTACGTCGAGGTCCTGGCTAAGGGCCTTCCGGCCCCTGCGCCTGCGAGCCCCGACCAGGCGACCTCGGCCATCAAGGCCGCGGCCACGTCTTCCGCCCCAGACGAGACGGAGATCATGAACGTACTGGGGGCCCAGTCTCCCGAGATCCGTGCTCGGGCTAAGCATTACGTCGACATGGGCCGCCGGTACATCGCGTCGACTCGGTCGACCGTCACGCTCCGGGAATACGTGATGTGCAACCTGAAGCGTGAGGGTGTGCAAGTCTAACTTTTACGGGACCTTCCAAGGGAACCCACCCCCTTGGTCATTGAAGGGAGTAAACGATGGCTCTTACCGCCCCGAACACCTGGACGTACAGGCCCCGCGGGACCGGCCAGGACTGCGATGCCTTCCTCGTGCAGAACCTCGAGGTCATCTATCACGGCGCGCTCGTCGTGGTCGACAAGGCCCTCGGCGTCATCGCACCGAACGAAGGAACGCTGAAGAACCTGGACGACCTGTCCGGGACGCTCGACTGGTTCGTCGGGGTCGCTCGCCCCAGCACGAACTACGTGACGGGAGACGGTTCGACCGTCTTCTGCCCGGTCGACACCAGCGGCCCGACGATCGCGCACGTGAGCGTGACCGGCGTGGTCAGCGCCAAGAACATCGGCGACCTGGTCTACGGCACAGACGAGAACACGCTCACCCTCACCGCGGCCAGCTACATCAAGGCCGTCGGGGTGGTCGAGCGCTACTACGCGACGACCTACGTCGACGTCAAGCTCTTCACCTCGATGGAGGCGATGGCCTACATCCGCGGCTAATCAGAGATAAGCCGCTGAGGTGCGTTCGGTGGTCGTTTGATGGGCCTTTTCAAGGAGGCAGAAGATGCCAGAAGTGATTGCCGGTGAAGCGTTTGCCGCGGGGTTGAGGACCGAGTTCCTCAAGACCTACGACAAGAAGTACACGGGCGTCGAGGCCCTGGAAGTCGCGATGGATCGCAACATCCCATCCGACAAGTACCAGGAAAAGTTCTTCTACTTCGAGAGCGCGCCGTACATGAAGCTCTGGAAGAGGGGAACTACGATGCACGAAGGGAAGTTCAAGGGCGTCCAGTGGACGGTGACGAACTACGAGTGGGCCGAGGCGATTCCTTGGCACTACGCGAACCGTCAGGACGACCAGACCCGCTCTCTGATGAAGAGGGCGGCCGACCTCGGGAAGAACTCTGCAATGCTGGACGAGCAGAACTTCTTCGACATCCTGGTCGGTTCCGCGGCGTGGGACAGGCTCCCTGCGCTTCCGTCCGCTCCGGACGGCCAGGCCCTGTACTACGGCTCGACCCGCTTCGGCCTGGCGGCCGGGAACATCGTCCCGGGCGGCACGGTCGCGACGGCTCCGCTTATCCGCACCGACTTCTACAAGGCCATCGCGGCCTGGCTGCAGTTCCAGGACACGGAGGGTAAGCCTCTGCTCGACCGCTCCGTGCTGGACGGCGGCATCACGGCGTTCGTCGGCGCGGCGAACGTGCAGGCCTTCGGGGAGGCGTTCTCCCAGAAGATGACGTCGCACACGGCGATCGGCGCCGGCAACGTGCCCGTCAGCAACATCGTGATGGACATGGGCTTGAACGTCAAGGTCGTCCCAACTCAGTACATCACGACCAATGACTGGTTCCTGTTCCTGAACCAGGCTGACGTGAAGCCGGTGTTCTCGCTCAAGCGCGACGGCGTCCAGGACGTGGTCGAGACCTTCCAGAACTCGGACCTGGTCCGCAGGACTGGCATGGAGTCGATCCGCTTCTGGGAGCGGCGCGGCTACGGCGTCAACATGCCCTACGCGACGATCAAGATCGACAACTAGTAGGTCTGATCGTCAGTAGGACAGGCGAGGTTTGGGGTGCTGGTCTGGCGACCTGTGGTAGCCAGGCATCTCAACCTAAGCGTCTGTCTGGGAGGATGGTTCTATGTCTAAGGCCCCTAAGGCGTTCAAGTCTGTCGCAACTGACGCGGTTGCGGTTGCTGAAGCTCCCGCACAGGCCGTGCAAGCCCCAACGAAGTCGAAGGCCGAGCCTTATTTCCTCGGGACGACTGAGGAATGCCCCTATTGGAACCTGAGCCTCGCTGGCATCACGTTCCAGCGTGAGACGGCTGAGCTTCATGCGGCCAGGCGCGGAGACGACGAGATCTTGGAACAGGGACCTCCTTCCAAGGGTCACCTCGAGATGTTGACGCCCGAGATGGTCGAGCGTGCTAAGAAGGCAGCCAAGACGAAGGTCGTTCGCTGGTTCAGCCCTCCCCGCTGGGAAGAGGAAGTGAACACGGCTACCGGCGAGAGAAGCAAGGTCTTCAAGGGTCGCGGGGCCATCTTCTCGACGAGCGCGCGGCACGTGGATGCGCCAGCCTTCGTTCCTGAGCCTACCGACGAGCCGATCGGCAAGTATATCTACATGATGCCAGTCGCCTCAATCGGTTCCATCGGCCTGCTCGGCTCCCGTGCCGACGTGAAGGTCATTACCCTGCACGAGGCCATGGAGAAGGGTCTCATCTGAGACTGGAGGACGTAAATGCCCCTGACTTTGGGTGAAATAGAATCCCAGTGGTCCTTAGCGATAAAGCCTCTCCAGGAACTCAGGAAGTTCGCCACGCTGCACACGGCAGCGGGCTCTGACATCAACGTGGGCGCCAACTATCTCACGATGGAGGACGCTCTCGTCCAGGCCCTGGAAGGCGACTACGCGGCTGAGAAGATCGCTGCACTGCAGGGATTCAGGTCCCGGCTCAACGGGGCCCTCGCCATTGCGCCCTCCGTCATGGCTCCCCACATCCTGGAGTACGGGAAGTTCATCCAGATGCCTGAGACGGACCTTCAGGCTCTGATGACCCGGATCTGGGATTACATGGTCGCCAACAACCTCTCGGTCGAGACTCGAGACTTCACGTTCGGGTCTATGGTGCCCAAAGTCGGGAATATCGGCACGGGGACCATCATCCGGCTCAACATCGATGAGTCGGGCTTCGAGATCGAGAACCAGAGTGCCATCTCGACTGGCGGTGGCATGCTCAAGATGTGCGAATGCACCGCGGACCGGAACTCCGGAGCCAATCAGGGCAACGAGACGTTCCTGTTCTACGGGGCGGCTCCTGACCGGGACGACCTGAGGATCAACGGCATCCGGGGATCAGTCCTGGTCCAGGGCGTCACGGCCATCGACGCCCAGGCGTACATCCAGAACCCGTCCTTCGAGTCGCATGGCGGTACGGATGCCTCTGCATTCTCTTCCGCCACTCAGCTGACTGGCTGGACGATGAGCGCCTTCGCCAACTTCGTGCCGATCAGCACCGATTACTACCGGAGCTACTCCCGGATCACTACTCCTCGGAGCCTCCGGTTCCTGAACAACGGCTATATCACTCAGAACCTGGACCGGTCGAATGCCCAGGCGCGTCTGCCGATGTACGTGCACATTGCCTTCAAGCGGGAGACGGCCTGCGACGGGACGCTCACGGTGACCTTCGGAGCCCAGACCTTCAACGTCGTACTGGCTGCGCAGACAGGCTGGACGATCCTCAAGCTCGGGCCGACCAGCGTGAACTGGCTCAAGAACTGGAACACCGAAACGCCGGTCGTCAAGATCGAGCTCTCTGGCCGGTCCGTCGGGACGCTGCTGATCGACGACGTGATCATCGCGCCCTTCAGCCCGTTTGACGGCGGCTGGTACGCGATCCTCGGCGGGGCCAGCCCCTTCCTCAAGCAGGACGCCTTCTCCTGGAGGGATTACGTCCCGGCCAGCGAGGGAATCCTGCAACATTGGAACTATCGGGCTCTGGGCAGGTATCTGCCGCCCGCAACCAGCTCGAATGCGACATGGGCTGACCCGACTTGATGAGGAGCAAGGACAATGGTTACGGTCACGATCCTAAGCGGTCAGACGGTCTCCGATGCCGCTGATTTCCACAGCACGACGTTCAGCGGCATTGTGCTTCCTGCGGCCTTTACGGGAACGGCGCTCACGTTCCAGGTCTCCCATGACGGGGTGACCTACCAGCTTCTTTACAATCCGGCCGGGAACGCCGTGTCTCTGACCGTGGCTGGGGCCACTCCCGCGAGGACCTACAGCTTCACGGCCGACATTGCCAATGAGCTGTCTCACTGGCGCTGGGTCAAGGTCGTGAGCGGGTCCGCGGAGGGAGCTGA